CCGTCGCCGCCAGTCGCCATGTCGAGTTCTTGGATGGCCTCGGAATAGCCGTCCCGTTTGCCGATCTCGTAAGCTTCGTCCGCTTCGTCTTCCCCCTCCCGCTTGCTCGTATCGTCTTGCGGGCGATAGCGGGCCATGGAGAGGAGGGAAAGGACTGCGGCCGGGCTGATCGCGCGGATAAAATCAGCATGGCGCGGAACGCTGGCATTCCCTAGCGTCCATGCATGGATGTCGTTCGCCGCGAACGCCAGCGCTTCTATTTCATCCAGCTTTGCCTCGCTCAGCGAGGCGGTGTTCGGATTAACGGTCATGGGAGGGCTCCAGCGATTTGATGCGAGCGTCGTTCATCATCGGGTTCGCGACGATCGAGATTTCCCAGAGATCGACCTGCAACAGGCGCCGATATCCCGTGCCGGGATCGCGCGTCGCCTTCTCGGTCCGGAAGCCGATCGAGAGACCGTCGATGGCGCGGGCCCCGATCAGCCGCCGGAGCGCATCGGCGCGCGGCACGCCGGCGGTCAGCCGGCCTTCGACCCACAAACCGAAGCCGTCCTCGGCGATGCGCTCCCAGGCGCCAACCGGCTCCTTCGAGTTGTGGTGAAACAGCATCCGGATGCGTCCGCGCTGATCACCCTGAAGGCTCCGTGCAAATGCTCCTGGCATCACGATGTCGCCGCCATTGTCGACCGAACCAAAAACGCTCGCGTATCCGGCAAAGCGGCCTTCGGCGTCAATTGGGAGTTCGCCCATCAGCCTTCTCCTTCCTGCTCGGGGACCGGTCCGGCTGGGAGGGAGAGGGCGGCAACGGCTTTGCGCAGCATCTCGCGAGCCGGGCCGTTTAAATAGGTGAAGTCGTCTGGCGACGAGCGCGCGATCTCGGCGCATACTCGCATTTGGCCGATCAATCCCTCCCGCTGGCTCGTGTCGTCCTTGGCTGCTGCCGGAGGGGTAGTGGTAAACAAGCCTTCAATCATGTGACGCACCATCGCCTTGGCCTGCGTTGCATCGAACAGGTTGGTGCCGGTTGGCCTGCGAGTGTACTCGTATGTCGAGTTACCAGCGTTACCTCGGGGATCGAAGGTGATCCCGTTATCCGGGTTGAAGCTCTCGGGCAGCCTCCAGCCGAGGAAGCGGTTCACCATGTGTTCAATCTGCGCCTCGGTCAGCCCTGCCAGTTCCGCCCGTGCGGGCTCGGCAGGAGGGGTTACGAGGGCGGAGAGGATGCGAGCCTCGTAATCTGCTTGGGCGGAGGCTTTGGCGTCTTCGATCGTGAGGTGATAATCACCCATGCACCAACGGGAGCCGTTTCGCTGCTTAGGACCGATAACGAACTGGCCCAGCATTGAGCGAGCTGTAAACTCGTCCCTGATGTCGGGGCCATGCCACTCCAGCCCCTTCACCGCTACCGGCTTCTGTCCCTCGGATAGGGAGCGGCGGTTCCAGTATGTCACCGCGTCGTCGGCGTTGACGCCGGTCTCGGACGGGGCTTCTAGGCCGCAGTTTGGGCATGCAACCCACGACATTGCGGCTTGGTTGTTGGTCGTAAGGCGCACCTGCTCATTGCCGCAAAACGGACAGGGCAAAAGCGTCATCTTCTCTGTTGAGGTCATGGCTGCATTCGATGTGGTCATTCTGCGGCCTTTGTGTTGGCGTCGGGGAAATAGCCGACCCGCTTGGTTGGGGGAGTGGTGGCGGTCTTCTGGGGAGCGGCCTTGGCAAAACCGGCGCTTTGGAATCGAGAGCGCGGTCGGATGCCGAGGTGAAAGTCGGAGACGCGCTTGCCCTTCGCGAGAACCGGAATATCGTAGTTGGCGGTTTTCCAGGCGTGGCACTTCGGGCAGCAGGCAACGCAATTGGCGAGCGTATCGCTGTCCTCGTCGCCGGCCGGCAGCGGATAGTGGTCGAACTCCACGCCCTTGGTATCGAGCGGGGCGCAGCAGCGATGGCCAGCCGGGAGCCCATAGACCGCACCAATAGCCTCGCAGAACCCGCCTGAACGTGTCCGGGCCTCGCGCTTTACCTTCGTTGGGAACTCGTGCCTCATGATGCCAGCCAGTCCTCAAGATCAACCTGAGGGCTTTTCCGGCGGCGCGTGCGGGCGGCGTTCTTCTGATGGTGAGCGGCATCCCATTGCAGATGGCAGCGTTGGCAAAGCGCGCGGCACCGGATCGGGTCGGCGTGGCTTTCGTCCCAATCCATGTGGGCGATGGTGAGCACTACCTTGCTGCCCGTTTCCGGGTGCGGCTGGCCATTATCGGCGCGGCACTCCGGATGCTGGGGCGTTCCCTCGCAGCGGTTACCGGCGCGTTCGATGATGCTGGCACGAAACGCCTTCCACTCTTTCGAGTGAGTTCCGCCGCCCGGATAGAGTTTCATGCGCTCAGGACGGATTGGCATCTACGCCCCCCGCTCAATAGCTTCAGCCTCTTGGCGGCCGGCAGCGGTGACAGTCCATCGTGGCCCGTCGTCAGTCATTTCATCCGTCGCGCGGCCCTTCTTGACGAGCGAGCGCAACAGCCCGACCAGCATGCCGCCGAACTCGCTCGCTGCGGCATCGCCGGGGACGATTGAGCCTTCACGAGCCAGGGCGATGAGAGCGCGTTCTTCGGGAGAGAGCTTGCGGGTCATGCTGCCCTCCGCTGATCGGCGTCAGCCAACGCGTCACCCGGATCGGTCAGGATGATGCCCATCGCCGAATAGTGCCGATGGATCGCATCGAGATAGGCGCTCTTCTGCTTGCTCGTCATGATGCGGGTGACCGGCATATCCAGCGGCTCCATCATGAAGGCGAGCTTCTGCTCATAGGGCAGCGGCTTGACGAACCGGTCGTACTTCTGGGCGAACGCCTCGTTCTCGTGTCGCAGGATGGGGACACCGAATTGCAGTTTGCAGAGCCCGCGGATTTCCTCCGCCATCTGGTCCTCAATCTGGTCGGCGATTTCCTTGACCCATAGCCTCTGGAGCCGGTTCTGGTCGGCCGAGCGCTTCCGCCCGCGCTCGATAGTGATGCCGAACGGGAGCTTCTGTTGAGCCACATAGGCCATCAGCAGCTTGCGGTCGTCCTCGGTTTCTATAAAGCGCGTGGCCATCATCCAGCTCCCAGCAGGGCGGCCAGATCCATGGTCCGCTTGCGAAGCGCTTCCTTCAGCGCGTCACGATCGGCTTGTGGCCGGTGCTCAACGTCCATGACCGCTTCAGCATCGCGAGCGATATCCGACAGCGCCTCAAGGTTCTTGGCATGGTCGATGCGGGTCTGGATGATGGCGATATCCTTCATCGTGCGCCTCCTCAGTACGGAATATCGTCCATCGGCCCGCGCGCGCCCTTGGGGGCGTTCTGGCGGTCATCCTGAGGCAGTCGCAGCAGGATTTTGAACTGGCCTTCCACGGGCGCCGGCATGGCGTCGAGCAAGAGGTTCCAGCCGGTGCCATCCTTGGATTCGAATGCGACGCCGAGGCGCGTGAAGTAGCTTTTGCCGTTGCTTTCGCGCACCGATAGCGCGTCGAGACGATTGGCCATTATGCATTCTCCGTTTGCAGGTGATCGAAGTTCGGCTTCACGGGAGCCGCTGCCTTGCCGAGCTCGAGGATTTTGGCGTCGCGCTCGGCAACAAGTTTGGGTTGCCAGTCAAGAGGGATGCTTTCCTTGTCGGCCATGGCAGCGCTCCAGGCGGCGCGCAGATCATCCTTGGTTGTCGCAGCGCGGATGGCTGCTTCGTGCTTGGCGTAGATCGTGCGGCCATCCGACTTGCTGGGCGTCGGCGTGTCGGGCGTGTGGGCAGGTGCCGACGGGGCAGAGCGCACACACGACCATGGATCGGCCGTCCAGCGTTTCCAGTGCTTCTTGCCGTTCGACTCGTAGCTCTCGCAGGGCACCCATGGGGTTTCGATGGCGTACAGGTAACGGCCAACACCCCATTTGACGGCGGCGCGCTTGAGGGCATCGCTGATCGCGCCCTTCTCGGCTTCAACATCGCTGTCGCCGGCGCCGTCCGCCTTCGTCACCCACTCGTTGCCGATGCGGAGCGAGAGGTAGCAAACCGTGCGCGGGCCGTGGAACTCGTAGCGATCCTGCCAGTTCTCGGGGCCGCACACCTTATCGAGCCGGTCCATCACGTCTCTCGCGTCGATGTAGGCCAGCGCCAGAGCTTTATCGCCGGATTTGGTCATGCTCTGAGCGCGCCATGAAACGGCATTGCGCGGAAACTCTGCCGACAGGGCAGCGGGATCGAACATGTCACTTCGTCCTGATGGAAAGGTGCGGCTCTCCGGCCTCGAGGCGAGCGCCGGGAATGGCCTGGTTATCGTTGAGCGCGTCCGCAAGTTCGGTCTTGAGCGGCACGCGCTCCAGCCGGAAGAAGCCCTGCGGCAGCGCCTCGGCGTCATCGACCACAACCCGCGTCCGCCCCTTGGCGATACTGATGGTCGCCTCGGGCAGCGTGACCTTCTTCTGTTCAGCGGCGCGCATCATGCCGAAGGCCAAGGTCTTCATGGCATCCGCCTTACGCTTGAATCGGTCGCCGCGCTCCTTGGCACTATCGGCGCGGCCATATGCTGCTTCGGCCATTCCTGAGGCGTCGAGGAAGGCGTCCGTCACAGCCGCCAAGACGTGCTCAAAATCCGTCTCGCCCTCGATCGTGCTGGCGAGCAGATCGGCGTCTTCCACCAACTCGGGATAGGCTTCCTTGAGCCGCTGAATGTGCACCGTGGTGAAGGCGGCATCGACGGCGATACGATCACGAACGGGCATAGCTACGGTCCTTCCGGTCCATGGCCTTTTGGAGATACCAGTTGGCCTGAAAGCGCTTTTCTGCTGCCTCCTTGGCGAACCGGTTGGCGGCATTGATGTTGCCCTGAGCCTCGGCTTCTTCGGCCCATTGCGCCCGCTGGACGCTGATGCGGCTGAGCGTGTGCGCCAGCGAGGCGAAGCTGCGGATTTCGGCCTTGATGCGGGCCGGATGCTCAATGACTATCGCGTTCAAGATCAGCCTCCATGTCAGCTTTGAAGCGTTCCAAGTCGGTGCAGCGGCGGTCAGAGATAAGACCGGCGGCGCGCGTGATTTCGTGCTCAACCGGCACCCAAATGCCGTCCGCGGGCATGATCCACTTGGGTTCGATTGAGGTGGCCCCCTCGGGCTCGGTTTGCTCTGGGAGGGGTAAGGGACGGCTCATTTCCGCCCGCCATGTTTGGCAGCGACGTGCATTCCCCACGCTTCCCGCGAGCTGAATTTCTTCCCGCAGGCGGCACACGGGAAATGCTGCGCTGCTCCGCTCGGCTTCCCTTCGGTTGCGTCGTATCCACGATAGTTTTCGTGACTAATGTCAGCCATTACGCGAACCCTCCCGTCGCCAAGGCCAGTTCGGCCCAACCGCCGATCACGCCGACAACCACGATTGCCGCGATCCAGCCGATTTCCGTCCAGGTCGCATTCCCCGGCAGCCTATCCAGCCATGAGAGGGAGGGTTGGGAGATGGAGGGGATCATGCCGGGACCCCGCCGTTGGCGCGAAGCTGGCGATTGCCGGCCTTGATGCGCTCCGCTAACTGTGCGTCCGCGATCAGGTCGGAAAGCAGCTCGTCAACGGCGTCATCGGTCAGAATGCCGAGGCGACGCCCGCGCTTGAGGAAAAGGCGCAAAACCCCTTCCTGCACGCGATTACGGCCGAAGTCTTCAATCGCTAACTCCCGGTCGGCGCGAGTGAACAGCGCGTCCATGGCTATGCTGCCTTTGCGTGTTTGATGTCTTCGGAGAGGCGGAGGGAGAGGTTTTCTCGGACCCAGCCGTCATAGAATTCCTGCGCGGGCCGGCTCTGGTCGTGGTATTGCAGGGTCACGTCCCAAGACTTGCTGGTCAGGAACAGGTCCTTGCCTTCGAGGCGGGCCAAGCGGCCATCCAGGTCGTAGTGGTCGATGCCATCGGCCTCGAGCGCGGCGATTTCAGCCTTTACGGATGCGATGCGAGCGGCGGTCATTTGGACCTCTCGGCAAGCATGGCGTCGGCGAACCGATAGGCACGTTCCGCTGCCACGTTAGTGGCATAAGCAACGTCCTCGGGCTCGGAGGCCAAGATCCCCGCCAGCGCCTGACCGGCGAACCAGTCGCGCAGCCACATGCCGGAATGCTCAAACTGCCACTCACGCGACCCGTTGCCGGGGAACGCAGGGTCTCCGTAGTCCTTGCGCTCGCTCATCAGGCGTCTCCCGCAGCGGCAATGGCGGCTACAAGGGCCTGCTCCACCCGATCCCAGCCAACGCCGTAGAGGTCGCCATGCTGCTCCCGGATGTACCGCCAGCCGGAGAGCGCATCATTGGCAGCGGCCAGCATCTGCTCATGGCTGTTCACGGCGCGGACGATGAAGGCGGCGTTGGCTTCCGCCTCTTCCTCTTTGAACGAGCGAGCGAGGGGGGAGCCGTGGCCAAGCTGAGTGCGGCATTCCGTGACCGGGTATCCCATGCCGAACGTCGAACTGTCGTTGGGATCATAGGCGCCCCAGATCAGGACCGTCCCTTCCTCAACCCGCCAAGGCGTTTGCGTATGCTTCACTTCTGACATTCCCCACCCCATCCTCTCGGCCTCGTTGGCCCTTGATCTGATCCACCTAGTGGAGCGTCGGAGAGTGTTCCGGCGCTCGGCTAGAGGATCAGGCGGCGGCCAAATAACGGGGGTCGGATGCGCGAGGGCGCCGAAACTTGGCGCTGCCAGAAAGTTCGTGGTCATAGCCAATTAGCCACTCGCGCTTGGCGTCCTTGCTCATGGTGACCCGGCCATAAGCAGTGGTATCGAGCGCGTCTGGCGCGACGCGGAGAGCGCCGGCCTTGGCGGCGTCGCGGCCATGGTTGAAGCAGACGATCAGTTCCATTCCCCATTCTCCCCATGTGCCAGGCTATTGCCGGGCGTTTCGGCCGGCGTTGGCCGGTATCGATGGGGAGAGTTGTAGCGGTAAAATTACCGGTCGTCAAGCGTTGCGGCGGTAAAAAAACCGACGCAATGGCAGGCAGAATCGCTACATGGAGAGACGGGAGCGCGCGTGACCTCGATTTTACCGCTGAGTGATTGCCGGGCCCGGTTAGCTCTCGTGGGCTCGGACGCGGAGAACCAAACTTCCCTGTTCACTGAAATCGGTTGCTCGAAACTTTAGCGGGATGGGCGCTTGAACGGCGCTCATAAATCGGGGCAATGTACCTCTGGGTGTAGAAACCCTGACCGACACTATAGCCGTGCCCCGTAAAGGACACGGAGCAGCACATGCGCCTAGGGGGCGGCGCATGTGACGGCTGAAATCGTCCTCGAAAGGGGGCGATGGGGCGGCGCTTGGCGGCGCGCTCCGACCTCGGCTCATCCGGCCGGAGGCGGGCGTTCTGTCCAGGGGGAAACCCTAAAAGCGCTCGACTTGTCGTGTCGGCAAGTTTCTACCCTCCGGCTCGCGGGCGCCCGTCTGCGCTCCGGACTAGATACGGTTTATTCATATCGTCGTTCTCGTTCTCGACGGATTTAGCGCCTAGTGGTAGAGAACGGAACATGAACATACTCGGGGGCGGCGTTGACTGGTAGCGAAGGGGAGGACCTGGATTTCAGGGTCTTCAGGGAGTTGGTTCGTCGTCTTTCTTCTGACGATCGAAAGCGGGCGATTGAGATTCTGGAGGAACTAGGGCGGACACCCGGTTTATCGCAACCGGGCGCAGATCGGGTTCCAGGGATCGGTAAAGATCGATGAGGCGTCGGATCTCAGCTTCTTCTTTGCGAGCTGCGTCTAGGTCCTCGGGGCCTTGCCCTTGAAGCCATTCGGGTGTCACGCCAAGCACCTCTGATATTGCTTCGATCTTGCTCACTGAGGCGCTCGGCGACTCGCCCTTGGCAACTCGCCGACGCCAGTTCCGGACTGTGTCCTGAGAGCCGGTAGCCTTCTTGGAAACCGCTGCGTCGGTAGTGCCCAACGCGGCGAGCCTGAGGTCTATTCGGGCAAGGACAGTCTTCATTTCCATGCGGTTTTCTTACCGCCCAAGGCCGAGCAATCACAGCGGTAAGAAAACCGTTGACGCCACCGGTAAAATAACCGATGTTGGCGACCATGCTTCAGATCGCACATCTTCTCGCCCTCGCCGATGAGTTCCAGCGGGTCACGTCCTTAGGGGACACGACGCTGAGCTTCCGCGTCTTCAAAGACAGCAAGAAGCTCGCTGCGCTCCGTGCCGAAAAGGACATCACGACCGCAAGGTTCAATGCCGCAATCATCTGGTTCGCGGAGAATTGGCCGGATGGAGCCGTGTGGCCCAAGGCGATCAAGCGCCCGGTTGCAGCATGAGCGGCGTACCCCACGACAACTCCGCTGGCATACCGGACATTTCGCCGGTCGAAGGGCTCCAGCCGAAGAAGATGTTCATCCCGGAGGTCGGCGAGGACTGCGTCAACATGGATGGCGTCATTGCCATCATGAAGCAGATCGACACGCCAGAGGCCAAGGCGATGTACCGGGCCTTTCGACGCCACTACGCCGAAATGCGCCTCTCCAGGCCGGGCGAGACTGCCCAGAAGGTTCGGCAGGCGGCCGTTCTCGCAGCCATCAAGGACTGCGGTCACCGCATCAATTTCACACCCATTTCTGGAGAGGTCTAGATGTCCAGCACGGTCAGCAGTGATTCCGTAGCCCAAGACCAACTCCGCGCCTTCATCGACCGCATTGAGCGGATGGAGGAGGAGAAGAAGGCAATCGCCGACGACATCAAGGAGATTTACGGCGAGGCCAAAGGCAATGGCTTTGACGTGAAGGTGCTCCGCCAGCTCGTCCGCATTCGCAAGCAGGACCGCGACGAACGGATGGAACAAGAGGCCATTCTCAGCCTCTACATGGATGCTCTCGGCATGACCTTTGCGCCCCCGGACGATGACGACGACGAGCCGCCGCGCGGCCGCGCTCCCGTCACCAAGCCGCGCGCTCCGGAGCCCAAACCCAAACCAAATTCCCCCATCCAGCAGTCCCCCACTGCTGAAGCGACCGAGTCCAATGTACCGCGTAACTCGGTCGTGGAAATTCAGCCGGGAACGGCGAACGAAACCCCGGAGCGGCTGGCGCTTGCACCTGCCGATCCGCTGAGGTCGGAGGCTGCTTCCCATGAGGATGCAGGGACGACCGCTTCGGGACCCCAGTCCCCCGCACCAGAGCAGCCGCAACAGCAGCGCCAGGTGCCGGCCCCGACCGCTCCTTTCGAACCCAAGGTCAACCCAATCTGCCTGAAGCATCAGCGCGGCCAAAAATGCTGGATGTCGCATAAGGCGTACTCCTGCAGCGAGTGCAATGCGGTTTCGGCAAAGGCAAAAGCCGCCGCGAAGGCGGGAAAGGTCGCCTGATGGACTGGTCGTCATTCGTTTGCGGGAGCGGCTTCGGCGCGGTCGCAATCATCGTGCTTGGCGCGCTGATCCATGCCGCGTTCACGCGCGGCACGCCGCCAACTGCCAACGGCCCCGACTACCTGACGGGAGAGCCGGAATGAGCGCGTGGGCCAGGGTCGGCGCCAAATGCGTCCATGCGATCTACCAGCCACTTGTGACTGGCCAGAGGGTGGCCGGGGCCGTCTACCCCGAAGAGGGCGGCGTCTACACTATCCGCAAGATCGTCTTCTGTAGCCGGACCGGGAATAAGCTTCTCCTGCTGCGCGAGATCGACAACAGGCATATCTGCGCGAAACTGGGCCTCGTTCTTGAGCCGGCCTTTAATGCTCTGCATTTCAAGCCGCTTGCCTACAAGCCCCAATCCCCTGAGCACGACGTGGAGCAATTCAACCGAATAGCTCGTCATGTCAGCACTCCTGAGAAGGAGCGCGCATGATCCGCGCTCCACACCAACCGCAAATGTCTGCTGACGCCGGGCGTGGGGCGCGCCCGCTTTGGACGCGTCAGCAGGCACTTGCCGTTGATAACGCGCAAGACAGGTCGGCCGCGCGCCGGGCTGGGTTCTTTCGTAACAGAGCGGTTTCCTCCCTCTGTTTGACCTACGCCAATGTCACTGGCCGGGGCGTTCGTCGCTCCGGTCCTTTTGGGCGGCTTGCGGACGGTCCAGCCATCTCGGCTGCGGCTCGGCGCTTTCACCACATTCCTTTCAATTCGCGGCGTTCCTCCTCCCCGCTGCGGATGCACCCGGTCGGTCGAGTTTCCCTCCCCGTCCGGCCGGGTGTCCCCTTCATTGCTGGCGCGCATGGGTTCGCTGCCGGCAAGTTCATCAACGTTCACACGGCTCAGGATCTGCCTGCAAAGCTCATCGAGCCGATGTGTCGTCATAGTCGTCGTTCCTTCCAAGTCGTCTTCACCCGATGGTTCAAGAACTATCGGCAAGGGAGCCCAAAAACTTGGAAAAGTTCACCAGCCATCAAGAGCGGAAAATGAGTGCGGCTGTTCACACGATGCTTCGCGATTACGCGGGGTCGTCTTGGCCTTCGTTGAACCACAAGGGCCGCATGGCCCAACTCGCGCGCAAGCTCGGCTTCGGCCAGCGGCGTGTTCGATCCCTTTATCAAAACGAGCCTGGCGTAAGTGTCCGGGCAGAAGAGGCGGCGAGAATTGCGGAACTCGTTGCGTCCAGAGAGGACGCCATCCGAGCACAGGACAGGGCTTTGGCGGAGCGTCTTGCTTCGCTTGAGGCCGAGGTTGCCTTCCTCCGTGCGGCGGTCGCTGGCGACCGCGTGGAGGCAGCGCGCGGACAAGCACACCGACTTGGCGGAGGCGCACTTGCAGATGGGCAACGTTCTCCGCGCCGACGCTCGACAGATTGATCCAGACATCGAGTGGGGACAGCGCACCCCTATCCACGACGACAACGAGGACAACTGACGAAATGAAGATCACGTGTGCCCATTGCGGGAAGGAGTCAGACAAGCCGACCGGCGCGGTCAATCGCGCTCGGAAAGCCGGGATGCCTCTGTACTGCGACCGGGCATGCGCCGGTCTTGCGCGACGCGCTGCGCCGAAATCCGCCGCACAGAAGAAGGCGGAGAAGCGGGCATATGACGCCGCTCGCCGCATAGAGCTGGCGCAGGAACTCAAGGCGAAGAAGGCCGAATACCACAAGCGCACCTATGACCCGGCGAAGGCCGCGGAGGAGCGTAAGCGGCGCATGCCCTCTCATGTCGAATATTGCCGCCGCCCTGAGTACCGCGCGTGGAAGCGGGAATACGACCGTCAGTATCTGGCGAAGAAAGACTACGGCGAATTCTGGGAGTGTCACCTGCTGGCGCTCGATATCCGCGAGGAAGCCCTTCGGCAGTCCTCCGACTACGACATCCGCCTCTCCAAGGGCGGAATTGCAAAAACCCAACAACGGAGACGTGACTATGAGCGATTCAGACGCGCTGACGCTGACGGCGAAGAACTTGAAGTCGGCCCTTTGGGAGACCTTGCAGGCGGTGAAGACCGGCGACATGCAGCCCGGTCAAGCTGATGCCGTGGCGTCTCAGGCCCGTGAAATCCTCCGCACCACCAACACCCAGCTTCGCGTCGTTCAGCAGGCCAAGCGCACCGTTCCTGTCGACGTTCTGACCTTCGCTGAGAGCTGAGTTCCGACCCCTATCCACGACGACGAAACAGACGATCAACGCGGCTGAGCCGCAGAACCTGGAGAAGTGAATGGATACCTTCAGCACGCCGAAGAACGTGGTTGCGAACGGCAAGCCAAATTTCGTCTCGGCAGTTACCTACGTCCGCCGGGACGCAAACGAGATCGCCGATTTGGTCTACCGCCTAGCCGACCGTCTCGTTGGTTCTGTGCCTACAGGCGAGACCAACAACGCAGACCCCGTTGCCGCCGGCCTCTTCGGCGATGTTGAGGACGATGCGCGCTCCATCTCCAATTCGCTCCGCTCCATCGAGAGCAGCATCCGTCGCATCGAAAATTCGCTGCCGAGTTCCAACTGATCCTGCCGATGACGGCAACAACTGAGGGCGAGATGATGAGCGAATGCAAGTTCTGCGGCGAAATGCGAGACAATCCGTGCACGCGCTCGGGCTCGCCCGCCGAATGTCGCTATACGCACTCGCTCATCAAGGGCGATGCGCTCGACTTGATACTCGAGTTGCAGGAGCGGCCGACTATCATTGTCACCGACCCGCCATATGCGCTTCGTGGCGACGGAGACGAACACGCCATTTCCGCAACGGTTGCCATCGTCTTGCGCGAGGCAGCCAAGAAGCTGGCCCCTGGCGGCTGGATGCTGATCATGTGCGCGTCGAGCTGGCGCAGCCAAGCCTACATGGTGGAGTCTGTGCGCGGCCTCGTAGAGCCGGTTCGGACACTGACGTGGTGCAAGCCGGCAGCGCGGACTAAGGCCCGCACATCCGGCCCGTCATTCGCCAGCGTTCAGGTGCTCGCCTTCAAGAAGGGCAAGAGCGCTGTCGAGCCGGCCGACCTTCTCGATCACATCACCGCGCCGCCTTTGACAGTAGGCCGCCGGCGCAGTTGCCCCCGGAAGTGGCTGACTGGATGGTTCGCGCCTATGGCCGGCCGGGCGACCTGTTGCTGGACCCCTTTGCTGGCTCCGGAGCCATCCTCGATGCGGCGAAGCGGGCTGGCCTAGGTGCCATCGGCTTCGAGAAATCACCGATTGAACTCGCCGCCTAACCCCCTTCCACCCCCGACAGTCCAAGAGGGCAGATAGATGTCAGCAATCGATGTAGACAAACTGGTCCGGGCTGTGATTGTCGGCGTGATCGCGGCAGTCGTGTCCAGCATGGCCGTGCCGCCAGCGGTCGCGTTCGCGATCTTGTGGGTCATCGGCATCCATTCCGGCTTCTATTGGGATGTGACTGGCTTTGGGTCGATGGCGTGGATCCTCGTCGTCACGATCTTCTGGATTCGTGTCCTGAGGCTGCCGCGATGAACCCCGCACAGCTCATCATCAACCGCGCCAAGTCCGAGAAGCGAGCAGACAAGCGCCGCTCTCTCTTCGTCAAGGCCAAGAAGACGCAACAGCTTCAGGCGGACGTTCGGTCGCGATCTGCCACTGAAGCCGCTTTTGCCGAACGCAATGCGCAGCGCGAAGAGAGCCGGAGGGCCGATCGGTGAGGGTTCTGATCGCCTGCGAATTCTCCGGCACGGTTCGCCGCGCCTTTGCCGCGCTCGGTCATGATGCATGGTCATGCGACCTGCTGCCCGCCGACGACCGCAGCAACAAGCATGTCGTCGGGGATGTCCGGGACATCCTGAACGACGGCTGGGATCTGCTGGCCGTAATGCATCCGCCTTGCACTCGCCTCTGCAACAGCGGGGTACGCTGGCTCAGCGAACCTCCCGGGAAACTGAGTGCTGAGCACTACAGCGCTGCGGAGATTGCCGAATACCGCTTGATGGACCGTGACGATCGGCTGGCCTTTATGTGGCATAAACTCGATGAGGGCGCCGATCTGTTCTCGGCCTGCTGGAACGCGCCGATCGAGCGCATCGCCGTCGAAAACCCGGTGATGCACAAGCACGCCAAGGCCCGCATTCGGGGCTATCAGCCGCCCGCGCAAACCGTCCAGCCTTGGTGGTTCGGCGAACCGCAGTTCAAGGCAACGGGGCTCTATCTCAAGAACCTGGCGCCGCTGGTGCCGACAAACAAGCTGGTCCCGCCGCGTCCCGGCACGGTCGAGCATAAGGCATGGTCGAAGGTACATCGCGCCCCGCCGGGCCCGGATCGCTGGCGTGAACGGTCGCGCTTCTTCCCGGGCGTCGCCGCTGCCATGGCAGAGCAGTGGGGCGGACTTGCTGAGGAAAGGGCCGCAGCATGATCCCTCCCCATACCCCGCGTCAGAACGATGGAGGGGTGTAGATGAGCCATCGCGTCGAGATATTGGCGGAAGGCGTGGAGCTGCACCTGGGAGATTGCCTTGAGGTGTTGCGGACGATCGGCGCCAATGCTGTCGAAATCGCTGTCACGTCGCCGCCCTACAATCTCGGCGAGGGCATGGAAGATAAGGGCGGACTTCGGGTCGGCCACGCCGGCAGCAAATGGGGCGACGGTAAGTTGCGCGGCGGTTATGGCGCGCATGACGATGCGATGCCGTATCCCGAATATGTCGCATGGCAGCGCCGGGTGCTGGACGAACTTTGGCGAGTCTGCTCGGGGGCGATCTACTACAATCACAAGCCTCGGCTGGTGAAGCGCCAGCTTCGGCTCCCGACCGATATTGTCCACCTTCCGTTGCGTCAAATCATCACCTGGGACCGTGGCTCCGGGTTCAATTGCATGGCCGGTGCCTACATGCCGGTGAGCGAGTGGATCGTCCTCTGCGCTAAGCCAGAATGGCAGCTTCGGCACAAGTCCGCGAGCGCTCTTGGCGATGTGTGGCGAATCCATCCGACCGTAGATCCGGATCATCCGGCCAGCTTCCCGATTGAGATCCCAATCAACGCCATTGAGACCAGCGGAGCCGCTTCAGTCATTGACCCGTTCATGGGCGCGGGGACGAGCGGGGTTGCTGCCGTCAAGCTTGGGCGAAAGTTCATCGGCATAGAGCTCGACCCGAAGCATTTCGACACATCCTGCCAGCGGATTTCTGCCGCACTCAAGCAGCCCGACATGTTCGTCGCGCCGCCGGCGCCCGCCAAGCAGCTCTCCATTCTCGACGGAGACGCCGCATGACCCATCACAATACCGGGGAGGGGAGAGCCCGCGAGTCCGATATCGCCAAGGCGGTAATGCAGCACTGGCGCGCCCTGGCGCTCCCGGGAACGCTGGTCGCGAGCATCCCGAACCAATTTGCTGCCGGCCAATACGGGCTGACGAAGGGCCTTCCTGATTTTCTCATCATGGGCCCGGATCTGCCGGTGGGCTTCATCGAACTCAAGACGGAGCGCGGACGCATCAGCGAAGCGCAGCTCCGGTTCAAGGACATTTGCGAGCATCTATCCATTCCGCACGCGATCACCCGCGGCCGGGATGAGCCAATAGCGCTGCTCGAGCAATGGGGAATTGTGAGGGCATCGAAATGATGAATTTGTCTTCGCCGCTTTTTGACAAGGTACGCATTCCGCGACGCGAGACCGCTGCGGGTATAGCCGAGCGTATGTGCCGAGAAGCGGGGTTTGAGCCCCAGGCTGTCCGCGTCGGTCCTTTGCCGGGCAAGGGAGCGCCAAAGGGGCTGCACGATTTGCGGTGCATGATTATCTGCGCCCTGGTGGATGCTGGGTACGTCACTGGAACATGGTTCGAGGACATCCCTCGCGGGACGCTGCTACGCTACTGCGTTGACGGTCGGCGTATGCAGCGGGAGTCCGCCAATGCATAAGCGGTCATTCACCGCCGCCGTTCCGGCCAGCATCCCGCCCAAGCCGCGCGCTGTGATCGAATGGGTCTGCCGGGATCGCCGCGTCACTTTCAAGGAACTGCTCGAGCGATCCATGTGCCGCCGGCTAGTTGCTGCCCGGCGCGATGCCATTGTCCGGTTGCGCAACGAAATCCACGTGGCGGGCGATCCGATGAGCTTTGAGCAAATCGGAAAGCTACTCCGGCTCCATCACTCGACGGTTCTCTATCATTTCCACCTAGCCGAGGGGGCGAAGAATGGCCAGAATTAGGACGATCAAGCCCGAGTTCTGGACTGGCGAGCAGGTGATGGAGTGCACTCCCATCGCCCGCCTGCTCTTCATCGGCCTGTGGAACTTTTGCGACGATGCCGGCCGGCATCCCATGACGCCGCGCCAGATCAAGGCGCTCGTCTTCCCGTCTGATGACTTCACTGTCGAGAACATTCAGGAAATGCTCGACGAGCTTTCGTCGAACGGCCTGATAAAGCCGTATGTGGTCGGAGGAAAAGACTATTTCGAAGTGACCGGCTGGCGTCACCAGAAGATCGATCGGCCTCAATCGCCGAAGTATCCCGCCCCAATCGCCGATCATTCTCCGAATCCTCGCGACGGAAAGGATGAGGGAAGGGATGAGGTAGAGGAAGAGGATCAAACTTCCGAAACTATCGTTTCGGGCGCCGAAGCGCCGACAGTCGAAAATGTCGTTCCGATCGACGCCAAGACTGCGCTGTTCCGGGATGGGCTGCGTACCCTGTCGGCTATCAGCGGGCGGCCGGAAGGAACGCTCCGGAGCATCATTGGAAAATGGCTGAAGCTTGCTGGCGATGATTGCGCCGCGGTTCACGCTGCTATCAACCGAGCTCGCGACCAACGGGTGATCGAGCCGATTGCCTGGATCGAAAAGGCGCTCAAGCCGGCCGACCCCGACGCAGCCATTTACCGCGGGGTGTTGTGATGGCCGATATTATCGAGATCAAACGCTTGTTGGCGGCATCGGCCCAGGCAGTGGCGGAAATGCTGCTGCCGGGAGGCCGGCGCGAACAGCAGGAATGGCGGGCGGGCTCGACGGCGGGTGACAAAGGTCAATCCCTCGGCGTGCATCTGTCCGGCGCCAAGGCCGGTGTCTGGACTGACTTTGCGACCGGCGAAGGCGGCGACCTGCTGGACCTCTGGTGCATAGCTCGTGGGGTGTCGCTCTCCGAGGCTTTGGAGCAGGCGCGGAAGTGGCTTGGCGTTGAGCGGCCGGTCGCCTATGGCGGCAATGATCGGGTGGAATATACCCGGCCGCCCAAGCCCACCTGCAAGGCCCCGGAAGGCCGCGTTCGCGACTATCTGATGCAGGATCGCAATATTCCCGAATCGATCCTCACCAAGTACAAGATCGCCGCATTCGGGGACGAGATCATTTTCCCGTACCTGCTGCCTGATGGCGTGCTTGCGCTGGCCAAGGCGCGCAAGGCGGAAGCCGGCGCCTCGCCGAAGCCGACCGCGGCGAACTGCGAACCGATCCTGTTCGGCTGGCAGGCCGTCCCACCCGATGCCCGCGACCTCATCATCACCGAGGGCGAGATCGACGCGCTTTCATGGGCGGCTTACGGCTATGTCGCCATGTCGGTGCCGTTCGGCGGCGGCAAGGGCGGCAAGCAAAAGTGGATCGAAAACGAGTTCGATCGCCTCGAGCGGTTCGAGCAGATTTTCATCTCTACCGATATGGACAAGGTGGGCGAGGAGGCCGCGGAGGAAATCGCTTCGCGCCTTGGCCGGCATCGTTGCTACCGCGTGTCGCTGCCGCTGAAAGACGCAAACGAATGCTTGGTTGCGGGTCTTCCGCAAGAGGAGATGGACGCCGCGCTGCGCAACGCGGCCAATCTCGACCCGGAGGGGCTGCACAGTCCGTCCCACTACGCCGAAGCCGTTGGCGCCCTGTACTACCCAAATCCAGAGGTACGCCAAGGCTACACCGTCCCCTATGGCAAGCTTGAGGGGAAAATCGAGTTCAAGCCCGGCGACATGACGCTTTGGACCGGCGCGACCGGCTCGGGCAAATCGCAAATCCTGTCCGACTGCTGCCCGCACTGGATTACCGAGGGCGCCCGGATCTGCATGGCGAGTTTCGAAATGACGCCGCCCCAGACCCTTCGCCGTATGGTCAAGCAGGCTGGAAACGTCGATCGCCCGACGATGGAATATCTGCGGGCTGTGCTCGAATACCTCGATAACGGCATGATGCTTTACGAAAAGGTCGGCAAGAGCGGGGTCGGGCCGCTGCTTGAAATCTTCGACTATGCCCGCGCCAAGTACGGTTGCGACATGTTCATCATCGACAGCCTAATGCGCCTTGGCATCGCCTCAGATGACTATGCCGGGCAGGAAAAGGCCGTCTTCCAGATCGTTGATTGGACCCTTCAGCACAAGGTCCACACCCATCTGGTTGCCCACGCCAGGAAGGCAGAAAAGGGCGCTGGCGTTCCCGAATCCGAGGACGTGAAGGGCGCCTCTGAAATTTCCAGCAACGCGGCGAACATCATCGCTGTTTGGCGGAATAAGCGCCTCGAGGATGAGATCCAAGTCGCCGAAAACGATGCCATCAAGCAAAGCCTCATGGATAAGCCCGGCGTCATCCTCAACGTGGCGAAGCAGCGAAACGGCGATTTCGAGGGCAAGGTCGGGCTCTGGTTCGACAAGGAAACCTACCGCTATGCGAGCTCGCATGACCGCGGCGCCCATGACAGCCGGCGCTATCCGATCGAGTTCGACCGGAGGGACGCCGCATGATGCCTTACGTTCTCAGAAGGTCGGGCCCGAATTTCCTCAACAAGGCCGGCGCGACGGTAGAGCCCCGCGCCCTTATAGGCACCTGCGAGGACTGCGGCTCTCCCGCTCCCTTTGGCCTCACCAAGAACGGCAAGACGCTGGCTTACTGCGGCTGGGCGAACAACGAACCGGTCTGCAAGCGTAGTGCCTCCCATCCATCCAAATCGGAGAAAGCAGCGTGAGCGACAGCATGGTTGAGCGTGTGGCGAAGGCGATAGCCCACGCAGAGGGCGATGACTATTACGAAAGCTCGCGTTTCTTCGAGAAGGCGGCGCTGGCGGCGATTGCAGAGATGCGAGAGCCGACCGAGGAGATGAAGGCGCAGGCCGAGGCGACGTCGGGAAAGTTGTTTGGCGAAGAATGCATGGATCTTGGCGCGGCGCTCTGGCCAAGCGTCGACAAGGTCTACAGCGCCATGATCGACGCCGCTCTCCATTCCACAGAACAGAAGGGGACGACATGAACACACCAGCATCCATCAAAGCCGAAGTAGCGAGGGAAAGCCTGAAGCGGAAAGCCGCAGAGGAGTTGTACGAAGCGCTCGTACAACTGATCGCCATGGCCTCGCACACTCCGGGAGACGGAATGCGCAAGGCTATCGACACGGGCAACAAAGCGCTCCGGAAGGCGAGGGGAGAGGCGGCATGAAGATCAAGGGCGCCGAACTGCAGCAGTTCACCGAAGAGGCGTGGCCTGGGGAAGATTGGTATTGGGATCACGGCCTGTTCGATGAGCCGGATCTGGACGAGACCTATGAGACCGACGATGTCGGGCCTATCCTGTACCAGGGGCTCGGCGACGACCCGAGCGGCGGCAAAGGCTACGACCTCGGCGCCCTCATCCGCAAATGGCGCAAGGCACGCGACTTCGATCAGTTCACCATCCAAGTGAAGAAGCCGGATGTCGAGCGCGTTCGCGCCGCTCTGCTGGGCGTCGGCATCAAGATTTAGCAACCCGCGTCGTCTGGGAGGAACGGCGCAGACACATAGGCAAAACCACAAGGGGCAAGACGAGATGATTGGCGTGAGTTTTGGCTGGGGCGCTCCGGACTATGAACATTGGGGAGCGAGGATGCAGGTCGAGCGCGATCTTCGTCCTCGCCTGCCAAACGGCGGCCTGCAGGATCTATACCGCCTGAGGAGCTACGAGCTGGCGAAACTTGCCACCAAGCATGGCGTCGATGCTTCGGTGCTCCAGCCGTATGCCGCGGAGCAGCTTCGCAACGAACGGCGCATGACCTGACTATCGAAGACTGAATCGTGCCGGCTGGGAGGACCGGCGCATCAACGGAGAAGGGGTATAGAGCATGGGTCGTAAACGCAGCATCGGGAAACGCGAGCCGAACGGTCGCCTGTCGCGCAAGCCTGAGGACCAGGGCGCTCGGCAGGTGAAGACATTCCTCGAAAAGCAGCGCCAGCTTGAACAGGCGGAACGTGACGCGATCGAGCCGGGTCTTGCCGCACGCGTTCGGATCTGGGGCGTGAAGCCGTCCGATAGTCGGTCGCAAATGGCGGGATCGTTCGTCGGCCGGCTATGCCTTAGCGGTGAAATCAGCCGCGCGCAGTATGACGCGCTCTTAGCGTACCAGGATGACTGCGTTGCCTACCGGCAGGCGATTGACTCGCCGCGAGGTTCGCCTTCAGCAGTCAACCTAAACGCCACTCATGGGCGCTCGCGGTCCCCGGCGGACGATGAGCAGTTCGTGGCACGCGCTACAGAGCGCTATATTGGATCAGACAAGAAGGGCGGCGTATGCCGTGCCATCCAAGATAAACAGTGCGAGGTCGGAATGACGGCAAACCTTTGGGCCGCTCTCAGCCTGTGTGTCATGGAGGACAAGGACTTGCCGCACATGGTGGGCGAGCTGCGTGTCGCTGCGAATGCGCTCGGGAAGCACTACAAGCTGGATAGGAGGGATGCAGCGTGAGCAAGGTGGTTGATGATGAATTCTGCGGAGTTCCCGTTTCGCGCGGACAGTCCGCCGCACGCTCGGCGCCGAAAGGTGACGCCATGGAGATCGCGCGCCGCTTCATGGCGATGAGCGACATCGACATGGCGAATGCCATAGCCAACGAGGTTACCGGCCGATATGCGCAAGGAAGTAAATTCTACAGTGAGATGAGGTGCTTGGCGAAGGCTGTGTTAGACGAGAGATTTAACCCGTAACCATTCGGCTCTCTATTGACCGAGTAGGCAAATCACGGTACGTCATTAATCACAGCATCGGACTCCCGTCCTTCGGGCCCCGTTGAGCAAATCGCTCCGGGGCCTTTCCATTTCCAGCACATCGTGAGTTCGCAATGGCAACGCTCTACGTGACAGAGTTCCGTGGCATTGGCCAGGAGCCCGCGCTCCGCACGTGGGGCAATGGGCCCGCATTGATGCAGTTCGCCCAACAGCCTCCTGTTGCCGAGCAGACGGTTGCTATAGGTGCCACCTCCGCTCAGTCGAATGCCTTCAACTCGGCGACAAACATGGTTCGCATTTCGACGGATGCGATCTGCTCTGTGCTGTTCGGCAACAATCCGACCGCGACGGCTGGAAGCGCGCGCATGGCCGCCGGTCAGACGGAATACTTCGCTGTTGGTCCCGGCATGAAGGTCGCGGTTATCACCAACACCTAGCCCCTCCCTCATCATCGAACCTTTGCGCCCGGCAGAGTTGGCCTCTGCTGCCGGATGAACTTGCGCGTGTGACCGGCCAGAGCAGGAGAAAGCCGCAATGGCTAACATCGTTACCGAGACCTTCGCGAGCGGCTTTCGCCTATTCGGGGGCGAGAAGTTCACGAACGCATTTCAGAAGATCAACAATGCCTTCAACGGGCTCGCCGCGATCGGCGCGCTTGTATCGACCGGCGGCATCACGGCGCTGAGCGCAACTGCGACCACGTCGGGCGGCGCGACGGTCGCCGGCATCAAGTTCGGCACTGACGGCCTTGGCGTTTATTTCGGCACCGGCACCCCGACCATCTCGGCCCCGCAGGGCTCCATCTATCTCAACAAGGCCGGCAATTCCACGTCCAGCCGGCTCTTCGTGAATTCGAACGGCACGACCGGTTGGGTCGCTGTCACGACTGCAACCTGACCATTCCGTCACCCCCGTTCCGCTGAAAGGACACTCACATGTCTGGTCTTTACACCGTTGGCTGGCCGCTGCTGGCCAAGTTCTCCGGCCTTGAACAGCTTGCCCTAGATACTCAGAATGCCCAGGGCATTGCCCCGGAATCCGGCGCCGTCAGCCTCCAGGCCCTCGCTGCGGCGCTGCTCTACTTCGGCAACACCTCGAGCAAGACGACCGTCGCCGGCACGCGCTATTTCGTCAACGCCTCGTGGGGCACCTCGCAGACCCTCACCGGCATTGAAGTGCTGATCGGCTCTGTCGGCGGCACGGATAACTGGATTGTCGAGCTGCACGACGCCAACGGCAACCTGCTCGCTACCTCGGCCACGGCCGGCACTCTTGCGGGCACGGCTGGTGCTTGGCAGCAGATCCCGTTCACCGCGCCGATCACCGTTCCGGCCGGCAACTACTTCCTCGTTCTCCAGTCGAACGGCACCACGGCGCACCCGGCGGTCTATAATTCCCCCACGTCGCCGCTGCTCACCGGCTCCGCTGCGGGCACCTTCGGCACTGGCGCTGCGATCACTCCGCCGACGACCTACACGGCCGCTGCTGGCCCCGTGGCCCTCCCGTACTGATTCCAAGCTTAGGGCTGTCCTGATGAGATTCTTTGAGGTCTTTCAGGACGGCCCCGATCGCTCGTTTCGGGTCTATCACCCGGCCAACCCAGTGGCTTCCAACCGCTTCCTCGTTGTTGGCTCGCCGTTCGAAGTGAACACCCCCGGCAATACGCTGCTGACCACGAGCAAGATCGTGGATGCGCGGGGCGGTAGCTTCGACAGCGGCAAAGCGCAACGCGGGCCGAACGAGCCTGAGAAGGATAGCCGCGGCAATCGCGTCTACTCCGACTGAGATTAGAACAATCGTGTCGTCAAATGCGACTGGCCTACCGGCTGGAAAGAATGGTTTTGCGCGATGACCGATGAAACTGCCAATCCGGTAGGGCGTCCGACGGACTTCTACCCCGAACTCGGCGAACAGATCCTTGAGCGCATGGAAGATGGCCTATCTCTCGCCGCAGCAGCTGCGGACCTCGGCGTTCATCGCCAGCGGGTCTATGAGTGGGTGGAACGTCATCCCGAATTTGCGGACACTGTAAAGCTCGCGCAGGCCAAACGGCAGCTTTTCCTTGAGCGCCGGCTCATCTCTGCCGAGGTCGGGCCTGTCGTCACCTCCACCATTTTCGCCCTCAAGAACGCCGGGCCCGACGATTGGCGCGACAAGCAAGAGCACGAGCTAAGTGGGAAGGGCGGCGGCCCAATCCAAACGGACAACCGGTTCGAAATCGTGCTCGTGCGGCCTGACGCTAAGCCGGCCGAATAGCCGAGATGAAGGCGGAGTTTCCTGAGCGTCTTGGGTTCCTGTTCGAGCCCAAGCGATACAAGGTCATTTATGGCGGCCGCGGCGGCGCAAAGTCATGGGGCATTGCTCGCGCCCTGCTGATCATGGGCGCCCAGCGGCCGTTGCGCATCCTCTGCGCCCGTGAGTTTCAGAACTCGATCCAGGACAGCGTGCTCAAGCTGCTGGCGGATCAGATCGCCGACCTTGGCCTAGCCGATGTCTACGAGGTCCAAAAGACCACGATCCTCGGGGCGAACGGAACGGAGTTCATCTTCTCCGGGCTGCGGCACAACGTCGATAGCCTGAAATCGAAAGAAGGCATCGACATCGTCTGGGTGGAAGAGGCGCAAAACGTCTCCGCCTACTCGTGGGACAAGCTGGTGCCGACGATCCGTAAGAACGGGTCGGAAATCTGGGTGAGCTTCAACCCGGAGCTTGAGAGCGACGAGACCTATCAGCGGTTCGTCGTCAACAACCCAACTGACTCGATCGTGGTCAAGATTGGTTGGGAGCATAATCCTTGGTTCCCCGAAGTGCTCCGGCACGAAATGGAGGACCTGAAGGCCCGCAATCCTGATGCGTGGCTGAACGTTTGGGAAGGGCATTGCCGGCAAACGCTCGACGGCGCGATCTACGCGACCGAGCTGCGAGAGGCAGAAGCGGCCAACCGTATCTGCAATGTGCCGTATGACGCCAGCAAGCCCGTCAGCGTGTTTTGTGACCTCGGATGGGCCGACCATACGTCGCTATGGTTCGTGCAGCGCATCGGCCTCGAATACCGCGTGTTGAGGGCGGTGCAGGACCGGCAAAAGCCATGGCCGCATTACCTGCAATTGATCCAGTCCTTCGGGTACGTGATCGAGGGCATTTGGCTGCCGCACGATGCTCAGGCGCATCAGCTTGGCACCGGCAAGAGCATTGAGGAAATCACCCGGGCAACAGGCTTACCGGTTCGTATCGTGCCGAACCTCTCGGTTGAGGACGGCATCAACGCGCTGCGCACCACGTTCCCGCAAGTCTGGTGGGACAAGACGAATTGCGCGGATGGGCTGAACGCTCTGCGCCACTATCGATACGAAGTCGACCCGGTGACCGGCCAATTCAGCCGGAAGCCGCTCCATGACGATGCGTCGCACTATGCCGATGGCGCTCGGTATTTCGCCGTTGGGATGAGGGAAGGGGCCAAGACCGTGAAGCTCAAAGCCCCGTCCCTTCGTGTTCAGTCCGGCTCCCAAGGTTGGATGGCTCTATGACCGAAGCCGATGATGACCTTGACGTTTCGGAAGACGAGGAGATCGTCACCGAAGCGAAGAAGCGCTTTGCCATGTGCGAGGATTGGGAATCCTACGCCCGTGATATGTACGTGGAGGATCAGAAGTTCGGTCACGCCGATGCTGACAACCAGTATCAATGGCCAAACCAATTGCTCACCGAGCGCAAGCAGCGCCCGTCGCTGACCGTCAACAAGGTCCGCATTCACTGCCTGCAAATCATCAACGACGCCAAGCAGAACAAGGCCGGCATCGTCGTTCATCCCACGACCAATGAGGCGACCTACGAAGCGGCCGAGATCTACGAGGACGTGATCCGGCACATCGAATACCGCTCCCGCGCGCCAGAGGCCTACGACAAGGCCATGGATAACGCGGTGTTTGGCGGCTATGCGGCGTGCCGCGTGATCAGCGATTACGTCTCGCCTTTCGATGGCTTCGATCAGGAATTGCTCATCAAGGGCATTCCTGACCCGCTGACGGTCTATATCGACCGCGATGCGAAGGAAGCCGACAAGTCGGACATGGAATATGCCTTCGTCTTTGACGACATGGCACGCGATCGTTTCAATCAGGAATATCCCGAGTTCCGCGACGAGGTTTCAGACAACACGCTGGGCGATAGCGCGCCGTACTCGCAGAGTTGGGTATCCGAGGATAGTGTCCGTGTGGCCGAATACTGGCGCCGCAAGCATGATCGCAAGACGCTCGTTTCGGTGATCAACCCCGCGACCGGCGAGCGCATCTCGAGGATGAAGGAGGATGTTCAGCCGAGCGTGCTCAAGGCGCTCCGCAAGAACCCATCCGCCGACTACCGCGAGCGTCAGACCGATATCGTCACGGTCGAGTGCTTCAAGATCGCTGGCGGCAAGATCATCGAGCGCTATGAGTGGCCGGGCCAGTACATCCCAATCGTGCCGATGGTTGGCGAGGAAACCATCATTGACGGCCGCATGGATCGCAAAGGCCATGTTCGCTACCTGAAGGACCCGCAGCGCATCTACAACATCCAGACCTCGGCGGAAGTCGAGTTTGGGGCGCTTCAGACCAAGACGCCGTGGGTCGGCCCGGCCGAGACGTTCGAGGGCTACGAAGAGTTTTACCGGGCGGCCAACGTCCAGAACCTCGCCTTCCTGCCGTACAAGGCGTTTGACGATGAAGGTAGGCCGCTCCCGGCCCCGACCCGAACCCAGCCGCCAAGCGCCTCCGAGGCCTATGTCAAAGGTATGGAGATTGCCCAGAACGAGATGATGATGGCTTCGGGCCAGTATCAGGCTCAGATGGGCGAGAACGAGAACGCCAAGTCGGGCAAGGCGATTGCCGAGCGGCAGCGCCAGGGCGACAACGCGACTTACCATTTCATCGATAACCAGGCGATTATGATCCGGCAGATTGGCCGCATCCTGATTGATGTCATCCCTAAGTTCTATGATACCAAGCGCATCCTCCGCATCCGCGGCGAAGACGGGACGATGAAGAACATCATGATCGACCCGAATGCGCAGCAAGCCGTCCAGACGCAGCAGGACGCGGCCGCTCGCGAGGTCAACATCATCTTCAACCCGAACGTTGGGATGTACTCAGTCGAGGCGGACATCGGGCCGTCCTATGCAACCAAGCGCCAGGAAGCCTGGAACGCTATCGTCCAAATTCTCACGCAGTCGCCGCAACTCATCGCGATTGTGGGCGATCTGCTCTTTGCCAATGCCGACTTCCCCGGCGCGGACGAGATTGCTGTCCGGTTGCGCCGCATGGCTCCTCCGAAGGCGCTCAGCGACCAGCCGAGCCCGCAAGACGAGCAGATGCAGCAGCAGCTTCAGCAACTCATGGGCATGGTGCAGCAGCTCAACGAAAAGCTGCGTAACAAGGACGCCGAGACGAACATCAAGGCGTTCGATGCCGAGACGAAGCGGTTGCAGGCTATTGGCAATGCCGGGCCGATCGTCACGCCGCAGCAGGCCCAGCCGCTTATTGGGGAGACCGTGGGGGAGATGGTGCAGGGCGGCGCTCCGGCAACGTTTGGGATGCCGCAGGCCCCGCAGCAACAGCCACAGTTGCCACCGCCAATGCAGCCGCAGGGAATGCCCGGTGCGTAATCTCCGCGCCGTCTCGCAGTCCGAGTTCTCGGCGTTCGTCACCAGCTATTCGCCCGCGCTCACGTCGCAGGCAATGCAGGATGGGCTTGTTGCCTACACCGACACGTCGAAGGGCGATGCGTGGCCCGACAGTCTTGTTGCCAGCTATCTCGCTCCGCAACCGCCGAAGCGTCCGCGCGCCACGGGCTGGCGCATTCCAGTGATTGAGGTGCCAGATGAATGAGGATTGGGCTCTCCGCCTTGAAGCACTCAGGGCCGCTCTAGAGGCGACCAGGGGCTATGACGAATCGGGGCGCCCGGCGCCCGGCAAGCCCACTGATGTCGTTGCCGCGGCCGAACAGTTCCGCCGCTTTCTGGATGGCAGCGGCGATGCTCCAAAGGCGGCGAAATGAGCCGTCCCGGCTATGCCAAACTGCATCCGCTGATCAAGGAAACCGCGCGGGAATGCGCTGGCGCCTTCTTCGACAACATGGACGTGTTCAATGACGCTCGCGTTGAGCGCACCGAACAGTTCCGCATCTCGGAAACGAACCAAAAGCTTTACATCAACAAGCACTGGCCGGAGTTCGTGAAGGTGGCGCGCAAGGCGCTCGCCGCTCGGCTAGGCATGCCGGGGCTCACTCCTGGCGAACAGGAGCAGATCTATGACGCTCTCGTGAGCGACCATGGGCTCCGCACCGATGAGCAGATGGTTGCCCCATCAATCATGAGGCTGAACTGATGGAAGATGTCTTTCTAGAGGAATCACAGGCGCGAGCGCCGTCTGACGGCGCCCCAATGATCTATGATGTCAGCACGGATGAGGAGCGCCCAGTCACTCAGGATGATGTAGACCGGCTTATGTTGGTCGGCAGCACTCAGGCACTCTTACGCCGCGCCATCATTCATCTGGAGGGGATGGCTGCCGCCGTGATCAAGGGCGAGAAGCCCCGAGAGGACTTCCATTCCACCATGCGCAACCTGGGGGTGATGTGATGAAAGTTGCCAAATCCAAGGACAAGGGCCCCGTGGTCGAGAGTTCCGACAACGAGCGCAAATGGCGCGCTGAGGATGGCCTGCGCACCCTCGCCGAGGCCGAGAAGGTCAAGCGCGACCCGAAGCTGATGGCCGACATCGAAAAGGCCCGCAAGGAGAAGATAGCTGATCTCGCCAGCATCAAGTGCGAGACTGCGCCGATGACTATCAAGGGCATGAAATAGCCGACCGTAACGGAGACGGCATCTCCGCTTTCCCCACCCTATGAGGGCTTTATGACTGACAATGAACTGACGGGCGGTTTGCCCGATGGCGAAGCTACGCCTGAAATCAATATCCCCGTGCAAGATGCTGGCGGCGCACCGCTGGTCAGCGACAATGCGGCTCCTCCTGCTGCGGCCGAGCCGGTCCAAGATACCCCGGAAGCTGCGGCAGATGCCGACGAACCGCGCAAGCCGGTTCAGAAGTTGCCGGATTGGGCGGACAAGAAGTTGCGCGAGGCCGCATTTTCTGAGCGAGAGGCCAAGCGGAAGGCCAAGGAACTTGAAGCTGAAATCGAGCGTCTGAGGGCCGGCAGCCAGCCCGCGCCAACGGCGCCCAACGCCGCTGACACTGCCGCCGCTAGCGCCAATGCGCCGGCCGGTGGATATGGCTCCCCGGCCGACTTCAACGCTGCCGTACAGGCGGAAGCATCGCGCCGCGCCCAGAACGAAGCAGCGCAGCGCGCCGAAGCGGACTTCAACGCTGCCTGCAACAACGTCTGGAACAAGGGCAGCGAAGCCTATAAGGGAGATTTCCAGCAGGC